ATTAAAATACGATGTAACTATGCCACGCAGTGGCTACACGCCAGACTACGTATCATGGGCATACCGTACTGGAAGGTGGACTAGCGTAGCTCAAGCAAAAGTTGATACATCACTTCTCCGTGAAGGAGATCTTGCATGTTTCTACTTTCCACAGATGGGGCGCCATGCTCACATTGGAATGGTAGATAAAATTAATATTTGGGGAGTGGACACCATTGAAGGCAACACCTGTCCAGAAACAGATGATACCGAATACGTTAACAGAGACGGTGATGGCTATTATGAAAAAAAACGTAATTGGCATGAGTTAGGTGTTAAGGGCGGGTTTATTGCAATAGACTTTTAAAGCATACGTGATATTATAATAACAATAACTTATTAAGGATGGTACTACATATGAGTAGACAGTATACGCAACGTACGTTATTGCATCACTTGCTTGACCGACAGCGAATGACTCAAAAATATTTTGCGGAGCTTATGGGATGTGATCGCCCAAACGTTTCTTTATGGATGTCTGGAAAGCGAGTCCCGCAACCACAGACAATAGAAAAAATGGCTGACCTATTGCAAGTAGATAAATCATGGCTACGTGGACACATGCTTGGTATGTGTTTAGTTGGAGATGAAACTCTAGAAGTATTGACTCACATTAAAGATCATATTGAGAATCATGCATCTGGAGATTTCATAGATAAATGGATAGGAGGTTTGGATGCTAAATAAAGTAATACTTACAGGTAGGCTTGTTGCTGATCCTGAAGTTGTAAACACGCAAAGTGCAACTAGCGTTGTCAAGGTGCGTATAGCTGTAGATCGTAAAGGCCGTGAAAAAGAAACGGACTTCTTTGATTGTGTAGCGTTTGGTAAGACGGGCGACTTTGTTGCTACCTACTTGAATAAAGGACGTATGATTGCAATCATAGGTAACCTACGTGTGCGCTCGTATGATGCCAAGGATGGAACAAAGAAGAAAGTATGGGAGATCATTATAGATGAAGCTCACCCGCTTGATTCAAGGAAGATTGAAACAGTTGAACAATCGATGCCGGATCAAAAACCAGTTGCCATAGACGAGATTGAAGATCCATTCGCATGACACGCGAACTAGTTGAAGAGTTTATTACAGAGGCAGGGCATGAAGATGTCCTGCTTGCTGATGGTTTAGATGGCGCCTTTGTCGGACTTACTCCAGATGGCATTGCAGTTTACGATCGTCAACGATGCGTAGAATGCATGATGGAAGAAGGCATGGACGACGAAGAAGCAATCGAATACCTTGAATACAATACATACTGTGCCTATGTAGGTGAAAAGACGCCTTTGTTTATAGACGTACTAACAGTCCCAGGCACGAAGTGATTTGTTGATGCGACTATTAGGATCATTAGCCGTTTTGGCAGATGTGTTCTTGGCTTTCATACCAGACATACGAGCACAAAACGATTTACGCCTAGAAGCATCTTTAGGTGTTTTTGGATCTGGAGCAGGTGGCTTAAGGTTAGCACCAGTCGTCTTCTTAAAATACGCACGACCAGCGGCATTGAGACCACCTGCAGGATTCTGATGTTTTTTAGTAACGCCCATAATTAGATTATTATACTACTTTATAATGCCAACTTTACGGCCTTTAGCAACAGCCTGGTCGCGAGCCTTGGCACCACTAGCACCAAGTTTCCAATACATGCTGTCCATATGAAACTGTACTGTTCTATGACTAATCCCAAGCCCTGTAGCAATCTGTTTAGCTGTTAGTTTAGATGCCATTGACTTTAAAATTTCAAGCTCGCGTGGACTGAGCGCATAGTCTAGTTTACTATTAGAAGACGTTTGTGGCGCTGTATCTACTGTTTGATCGTTTGATCTCCATTGGTATCCATCAAAAAACATACCTTCGCGATCTGGTTCTTCCATTTAATATTCCTTCGTAGTACAATATTTCTATATGTGTAAATACACAACTAGCAAGTAAGTATAGCATAAGGAATCAATACGTCATGGCTGATCCAGTAGAAAGTAAAAAATGATTAATCAACTCAACAAACACGTCAATCATTTAAATATTAAAAAAAACTTGTATCATATAGAATCTATTGAACATGGACATAAGATAACAAAGAAGAATTTATTATCTACTGAGGCTAAAGAACACCAGTTAAATAAAAAGCCGTCTATGTCTAAATTGCTAGGAATAGAAAAAAAAGAACATGCCAATAATGGCAACATTGTAATTAAAAAGGAATATTGATATGCCACAAGGAATGCCGTACCCAAAAGGTGAGATGTCTATGAAAAGCTCAGGAAAGTCCATGCGCGACATGATGGGCATGGGAAAAGAATCCGCTAAACCAATGATGCCTATGAAGGGCAAAAAGTCTGGTAAGAAAATGGCTATGGGAACGAAACATGGAAAAAGCTAATAAAGGTAAACAAGTACCAACGCAAGAAGATATAAAACCTGTATTACCTAATCGTAAAATGCCTATGATGAGTCAAAACATCATAGGTAAAGCACGTGCTAAAACAGGTATGGGGCGCGGCATTAACAATATGCTAAATCCTTCAACGCGTCAGTCTCCATATAATAGTTCTAAATAGGTGCACTTATGCCACAGCAACAGAATGAAACTCAAAAAAATACAGACAGGCTTAAACTAGGACTAAATATTGCTGGTACAACACCATTAATTATTTCTACAATAGCAAACGCACGAGCAGCAAAAGTGTTTAAAGATAAACTTTCTACTTTGAAACAGCCATTTAAATCTCCTATTCATAACACAGCGTTTGGAGGAATGCCAGGAGATGAAACTACTGCCACTATACCAGGAACACCAGGCAAAATAACAAGTATGCCAAGGTTAAACTCAGATTTCAAAACAATACCAAACCCAAAAATAAACGCTGTTACTGGTAAGCCATATTCTATTTTTCATCCAGAACGAGCTAGGCAAACACAGGTCTATACAAAAGATATCAAATCACCTTTGTATAGACGAGCTGCCAAAGAAGCAATTTTAAGAGAGGCTGAGAGTGCTTCTAAAACAGGTGGTGGTTTTGGTCGTGCAATGAACAATGCAAAAATTTCATTAGGAGGCACAGGAAATCCTGCTTATCCACCAACACAATTAAAACCTAATGTAAACTCTGCCAAAAACCCAAAACCACCCATACAGCCAAGTAAAGAATTACAAACAGAATTACGTGCAGCGCTCAAACGTCTTGATGCCGCTGAAAATATTCAAGATGTTCGTTCAGTTGTAGAAGACATGAACCGGATGGGTAAGAACAATATTTTAGGAAAAAATATAGGGCCACAAATTGGAGCTACAATTAGACGAGTTACTGGAACCCCTCTTTATAAATTTGGTAAAAAGGCATTTCCTTGGTTAAGTGTTGCTACGCCAATTGGTTTAGCTGTATGGGAAAATGCTGACGCAAAAAGTTTTGCTGAAGAAAAAGCTTCTAAGATGAAAGAAGCGGGTGCCACCGGCACAGGCGGTGCGGTTGTTAGCGCTCCTACTGCCCCATCTAAATCATCTGCTGCTAATGTAGCTTTGGTAAAAGATATAGATCAAAAGTTTGACAGTATTGGAAAAGATGTAGTAGCCGATTCATTAATTCCAAATAGCCAAATTAAAGCACGACAACTTAAACTATTTAACGAATGGCTCAACAGTAGTAAAGAACACAAAGATGCTTTTTACTCAGATCCAGCAACGTATGAACGATATTCTTCTGTCATAAACCCTAAAAAATAGGTTATTACAATGCCACCACAACTAGCGGGTATGGGTCAAGGTTTGATGCGTATGCTGGGTAAACTGCCAGGCCCTATTTCTACGGCTCAAGCCATAGGCGGTTTAGTATTTGCTCCGCAAGAAAGTGAGCAAGAAGTATTTTACGGGCAAGATGACATGGTGCCATCAGCTCGTGTACCTAACCGTTATAACAGTTATGAATTGTTAGGAATGATGGCTCAGGAACGTCAACGTGCATATCAAAAGGTAGCTAAAGACGTAAGAGCTGCTGGCGGTACAACAAAAGATGTACATGATATGTTCAGGAAGATGACAAAACAAAACATGTATATTAACCCAGGCGATGTTTTGCGTGGTGCTGGTCGCGTTACACCGAAAAAAGGAAATATTGCGCAATCTAATTTAGTATTAGTCCCACATGAAGTAAAATCATTCGGAAAACCTTTACCAAGAATGCCTTCTAATCCAGAATACCCATCTTTTACTCCATAATTTACAATAACTAGCAAGTAAGTTGGTATTATAAAGTTATGTCAGAGATTGTCAAAATTGGTAATGATCGATATAGAATTAGTAACGAACGTAAAGTAAAACTTTGCCATGGTACGTCTGTTGGTGGTCTTGACGGACCGCGTCCTTGTAATAACATTGCTCAGACAGATAGAGATTATTGTCGATTTCATGGTGGTAAAACACTTATTGGGCCAGCTCATCCAAATTTCATCACGGGTTTGAACACGCGTAACTACAAACGTTTTAGTAAAGTAGGTCAAGACTTACTACAACAAATTAATGATTTACGAAATGATCCGGACCTTTTTTCGCTAAAAGATGATGCTGCTTTTATTACAGCTATCATGGACAAACGTGCTGAGGCTGCTTCAGAAGGTGTCGGTTTAGAACAATACAAAAAGGTTCAAGCTGCGTACCAACTTGCTCACAGCAAACTTGGTTCATCTGACTTCATTGATTCGTTCGAACAAATTGGTGACACAATTAATGAGACGCTTGATCAATATGCTGCAAGTCGAGATGTACTTGAATTAATTGACAGACGTGTAGGAATTGTTGAAGCTGAACAACGCATGATGCATGCTAAAGCATACACTCTTGAAGTAGATCAAGCATTTTCATTTGCAATGCAGTTGTTAGAAATTGTTAAAGATAACGTGCGTAATGGTGATGAATTAATTGCTATACGAGCTGGCGTACAAAAGATGTTAAAAGTTTATAAAGCTGAAGACATCGAAGGCATTGTTGATGCGGAGATTGTAAATGACTCAGCGTGATCACGACAAACTAACACCAAGAAGATTTAAACAATTTACGCGTCCAGATAAACTGTTATCTTACGCGTTACTAGAAGCAATGGATGCCCGTCTCAAAGAAGTAATTGAAACTGGCGATTACAATTCAGGGAGGGCGTATTCAATTAACGGAGCTGATTTAGATTACAAAATATGGTTGCGCACATACGCACCTCACGCTGCATCATCAGAGCTTGGCGCACATCACGAAAGAGCATGGGAATGGGCAGAGTCTATTGAGCCAGGAAATCCACCAAAGGCTCTAATTGAGTGCTGGTTTCGCGGTGGCGGGAAAAGTACCACCATGGAGCTTATAACGTCTAGAATTGCCGTTAAAGGCGCCAGACGATTCCTTGTGTATGTATGTGCTACTCAAGAAGCTGCAGATAGGCACGTCTCTGATATTGCTACAACAATGGAACGTTGTGGAATTGAAAGGGCTATGAACAGATATGGTTTTTCTAAAGGCTGGAATGCGAGTAAGCTTAGGACTGCTAACGGGTTTAACGTTTTGGCGTTTGGCCTTGACACCGGCGCACGAGGCGTCAAACTTGACCACCTTCGTCCTGATTTCATCATCCTTGATGACATTGACGAGCTTGATGATAGTGTTAATCGCGTCGATAAAAAGATTGCTACGATAACTCAAACGATCTTGCCGGCAAAGTCAAATGACTGTGCGATTGCATTTGTACAGAACAAGATTCATGCCAACTCTGTCATGGCCCAGGTTCTAAGTGGTGAGTTGGATATGTTACAGAACAGAATCCAGTCACCAATTGTTCCAGCTATTATTGACCTGCGGTATGAACCTATTGAAAAAGAAAACGGACGAATGGGATACAAAATCACCAGTGGTACTGCTAGTTGGTCTCATAAAAACATTGAGGTCTGTCAGCGCGAAATTGACGATTACGGTTTAATATCGTTCTTGCGTGAGTGCCAACACGATGTTGGTGTAGGTGGTAGATTCTTCCCTGAATTTAAACAACACGATGACAAGGGTCAACCATGGCACGTTGTTGACACAATTGACGTCAAACCTTGGTGGAGATTCTGGGCATCACATGACTTTGGTACTAATAGTCCAGCTTCATTTATGATTTACGCAAGTGATGATGTAGAAAATGTTTACGTTCTTGCAGAAATATACAAAAACGGGATGGTCTCAAGTCAGCAAGCTGACGCAGCTTTGCAACTATTGGAAAGTATGAAGTTAGCTGAACCATTAAAATCAGATAAACGACAGGAAACATGGCGCACTAAACTTGAAGCAATTGCATTTGATTGGGGTAATACATTCCCACCGGAAAACCCTGCACAACGAATTGGTGAGTATCCTGTTGAGATTTGGTGGAAGAAAGGTATGCCAGCAGTTCGTGCCGTAAAAGACCGTAAAGCTGGTTGGCGACGTGTCAAAGAATGGCTTGCTTCATCGCGCATGCACGATGGCGCTGTTATTCCACGACTTCGCATACTGCGTAACGGATGTCCTAATCTTATTCGTGAACTAGAAGCAGCAATGGCTGACCCACGCGATCCAGAAGAACTTGACAATGGTACTAAAAGCGATCACGCTTTAGACTCATTTAGATATGGAGTAATGTGGCGTGAGTATCCTGCTCAATGCAATGAAGTAGTTGAAAAAATGAAATACGCTCCATCTTGGTTAAAAGCTCCTGCTTCTGAAGATTACTTATGACAAACTTATTACTAGCAATTATTGGAATTATTTGTATTTGTATTGCATATACATCTATTAGCGTATACTTGATATTAAAACAACTTGTTGGCAATCCTTGGATGATGAGAACTATGAGCCAAGAAGATAGGTACCTCTAATGGCAATGCAAGACATACTAGGACAACTACTTGGCGGTGGGCAGCAAGCTAAAGTAATGGCTACAAAAGCGCCTGGCAATAAAGGCACACCTGGTAGTTTTGATATTGATAATCTATTACTAAACGATCCTAAAAAACTTGGCATCGATCACGAAAAACAAGATTGGAAAGTATCTCCTGACGAAGATAGTGATGAGGCTAAGGATGTCACTAAGTTTGTAAAGGAGCAGTTTGACGCTGCATATCGAACACGTTACGAAATGGAGCTTGAATGGATGCAAGCTTTAGCGTTTTTTGAAGGCCGTCAATGGTACAGGATTAATTCTGCAGCACGTAACCTTGCTTCTTTGCAGGACGATAAAGAACCTAATCGTTACATCACAATCAATAAAATGAGACCGTTGATTGATGGCGTTGTTGGAAAGCTTACGCAAGTTGGGCCAGATGCTAGGGCCGTACCGTTGTCGTATAACGAGCGTGACCAAGCTGCATCTGACGAAGCTAACTTTATTTGTGGTCACTTTACTCGTAAATTTCATCGTGAGACTCAACTGAAAGAACGAGTCAGGTGGGCATGCGTAACCGGCACTTCGTTTGTAAAAGTGTATTGGAACGCAAAATCAGAAGTAGTTATGCCTTACTTTGATTTAAATGGTGAGATAACTGGTTACGATAAAGTGCAAATTGGTGACGTTGAAGAAGAAATTATTCCATGCTTCAACGTATACATTGACCCACATGCGCAGACAGATCATCACATCCGTTGGATGATCCACGCTAGTATCAAACCACTTGGATGGTTTGTAGACAATTATGGAGAAGCTGGAAAGAAAGTAAAAGCAAACGCTTTAACTGGGCAGTCAGCTGGAAATGTAGATGCTTACTTAGAAGGCTCAAATGGTGGCGGTCAAGCATGGACGCAACCAACGTCTGCAAGGTTAAATTCAGCTGATCACAGACGTATGGCTGCCGTTGTATATGAATACTGGGAAAAGCCAACAACTCAATACCCAAAAGGTCGTTACATTGTTACAGCTGATGGTCAACTGCTTTATGCTGGTGTTTGGCCATATGAGAAGCGTGATGAGTTTCCGTTCATCCCTCTAAGATGGCAGCCACGGTCTGGAACGCCATACGGACATAGTCTTGGGTTTGACCTTACCCATCTGCAGCTTACATACAATCGTGTTTACTCACGAGCTGTAGAGCAAATGGAAAAACAAAAAGATTACATTGTTGTTGAGCGACGTGCGCGTATAGGTGCTGATGCATTTAATAGCACTGGTGATGACATTAATGATAAAAATCGTACTTACCGAAAGGTCTATTACGATACCGGTACGCATCCTCCGCAGATTACTCGTGCTCCAGGTATTAGTGCAGATTTGTTTCCGTTCCTTCAATTAATGGAAAAAGACATGGCAGACATTGCAGGATTGCATGATGTTAGTCAAGGAATGGCACAAGCTGGTACACCAGCTGAATCAGTGCGATTATTGCAAAGAGCCGATAATACTCAACATTCATACATACGTGCGGACATTGAAATTAGCGCAGCTAAAATTAAAGAATGGGAAATATCTCTTGTGCAGCAATTTGCAGCTGCTCCATTTATTGGTTCTGTTGACGATCAAATGAATCCACAAGAGGCGGCGCAACAGGGTGTTATTACTTTTGATGCAATTAGAGACGGTGGCCAATATCGTGTTGTATATGTCCCTGGTAGTACCCAAGACGACAGCCCTGATCAAAAGTTGCAGAAAATATCTATGCTTCGTCAAATGGGTTTGTTTGGTGATCCTGCTGATCCAGAAACTAATGCTCTTGTAATAAAAATGCTGCAGCTACCAGAAACAGGACAAATCCTACAACACTTGCAAAACCAACAAGCTAAACAACAAGAACAGCAACAACAAATGATGGAACAGCAACAGCAACAAATGCAAATGCAACAACAACAAGTAGAAAATCAAGGGGCGCCAAAACAAAGCACTTTTGATCCTGAAGCTGAGCAAATGAAGTCGCAGATGCGTATAGCTGAGAATGAAGCAAAAGCACAATCTTCCAGTAGATCTAAACAAGAAGACTATGCTTCGCAGAAATTGTCAGACATACAAGCTCAGGCCATGAATAATTTAATGGCACCCACTGAGCAAAAAAATCAATCACCTAAACCACAGGGATGATTGGCAATTAAATAAAACATTGTGGTAGATTAAGGGTAACTATATGTCTGACGAGATGGTGATACCAACTCCCGACTCACCAGCGGGGGCGACGGACAACGGTTTGCGCGATGCTTTTTCAAACTTTATTCAGGGGGACGCCGCTCCTGAATTATCAGAGAACAGGGCGTTAAATGCTGATTTAAGTACACAAGAAGTAGATAACGATTCAATGTTGGACAGGATTCTTGGTGATCAACCAGGCGCAGTCCCGTATGAACGTTTTCGCGAGGTTAATGAGCGAGCCAGGCAAGCTGAACAGACAACCGGAGAGCTGGAGCAATGGCGCGGTGTTATTGATGAGTTTAAGCAACTTGGATTTAACAGCTCTCAAGATATTCAACAAGCTTTACTTCAACAGCAACAACAATCTGAAGAAGCGGAAATTGTTGACAGGTATCAACGGTTGCAGGATGCTGATGTCATTGATCCACAAAGTGCGTATGCACAGCAAGAAGCCGAGATTACAAAGCTTCGCTATGAACGCCAAATGGGTCAGGTGCAACAATATATGTTGCAGCAACAAACTGAACAGGCTATGCAACAGTACAAGTACGCGTCCCGTGCGCCCGAACTTGTGTCAACTCTTATTCAACAGGGGTTGACTCCTAATGAAGCTGCACAATTCGTACATAACCAAGTACGTGCTTTAGCGCAACAACTAGTCCCAGAGTTGACTGGGCGGCTGCAAAATCAAGCTCCTACCCCTATGGGCGGTGGTCAATCTGCTGGTAAATCACCACAGGCGCCACGTTCAGGTGGTATGTCTATGATGTCGCAACTTCTCGGTATTACTCGAAACCCAAATAATTTGTAGGTGAAAAAAAATGGCAGTAGATTTTAATGGTGCCCTTACACTCGCAGACTACGCAGCGATTTCTAATGACCCACTCGTCAAAGAAATCACAAAGAGTCTGCACAAAACGTGGAATGCCGTCAAGGATATTCCTCTTTCAACCAACCCGTCCCTTCGTCAAACAGGTATGCGCTTCACTAACGAGAACATTCCACTCCCAAACTGGACTCCTCTCAACACTGAACCACAGACCTTCAAGACCAAGCCTAAGTCCTACGAAGAGCAGCTTTACATTCTGCGTAACAAGATTACGATTGACCGTCGTATCCTTGAGCAGCCGAATGCTATTGTTGATCCAGTAGAGTCCCAGATCCAGATGTTCCTCGAAGGGTTTGCTTACGATTTTAACGACAAGTTCATTAATAATGACCCTACGTCGTTGGTTGCTGGTAACTCTCCGGACTGTTTCCCAGGTCTTTCGTATCGTCTAAATAACAATGCAGACTACGACATTCCTTCCGAAATGATTATTTCTTCACAAGACATCTCGGCAACTAACTTGTTTACAATAACAGCTAAGTCTGTAGGTGTTCCATTTGGAACACAGGCTGCAAACCGTATGATTGCTGATATTCAGCAGTTGTTTGACAACATGAATAGCCCTGATGGCGACGGCGTAGTTTTGTATTGTTCAGAACTTACCAAACGGCAGCTGGAAATGTCTATTCGCGTAATGGGTATTGGTGCTGGTTTTGATATTACTCAAGACAGCTACGATCGCCCTGTAGAGAAGTACAAGAACGCTACTGTTCGTACGGTTGGACGCAAGTCTGATGGCTCTACACCAGTTATCAGCAATACACAGGCTATTGTTGCACCTAACATTACAGCTAACAAGGGTACATCTATCTTTGCAGTTCGCTATGGTACAGGTTACGTAACTGGATGGCAGTCTGAGCCATTTAAGCCTAAGAACCTCGGTCTGAGTCAAGAGAATGGCTTTATGCACAACATCCTGTTTGACTGGGGCGTTGGCATGTGGATTCCTCATACTCGTGCCATTGGTCGTCTAAATATTCAGGCCGCAGATTAAGGAGTAAATTATGGCAAGAGATTTTAAACTATCGAACTTTTTGTTCACGTCTGTTACTGGGACAGTTGCTGGTGTGTTGAATCATACTTCGTACACTCCAACTGGTGACGCAGCAAACTCTGGTACTGTACAAAACCTGTTTGTTGCGGCTGCTGGAACGTCTACGGGACAGATCTATGACACTAAACAAGTCATGGGTTATCGTAATAGCAAAATTGACACTTCTGCTTCTCTGGCAAACTATTTGGCAGGTAACGAAATCAGTGCAAACGCAAACGATCCAGTGCTTCCAGGTAACACGTCATACGCAGAAATGTACATGACTTTTAATATGAACTTTGTGTTGAATGCAACTGCTGCAAGTAACAACCTTCCTAATGGTGGTTATTTTGTAGTAGAAGGTGCATATGATAACGGGTTTGGAGCGGTCGATTCATCCTCGTATGCTCCAATCTCTAATGGCGTACCGCTTGTACTTCCGTCAGCAAATCTAGCAGCTGTTGCTGTAACTGCTGGTGGCGCTATTACAACAATTGCCGCTCACAACTTGAAGCCTGGTGATGTAGTTACAATGTATGTTGTTACTGGTTTTGCAACTACAATTCCAACTGCTGGACGTCTGCTTCAAGTGTTGTCAGTGCCGTCACCTAACCAAGTTATCTTGGCAGTTTTATCAACACCAACTAGTTCTACGGCACTTCTTTTTGGTGGTACACCTACCGCTGGTATTGCTCTTTATCGTGTAAACGGTGGCGCTTTTGGTGGACATCGTGCAGCAGCACAAATTAGTCCAACTCGTCGCAACTATTTCCGACTTCGATTGGTACAAGTCACAACTGAAACTGCAGGGCCAACTTTGAACCTGTCGCGTGTTGGACTTACAATGGGTCGTGATAACGCCAGCATATATTAGGTAAGTAACATGACACGATCTGAGATCAAACGGCAGGTAAGGCTACTAGGGCAGCATTACTTTAATTCTGCTCTAGACCTTGACCCGTTTGGTCTCGATCTGTTAGTGAACGAGACGACCAATGACATAGCCAGGACAACTGACTGTTTCATTGGTCGTCGGTACTTAGACCTTGTAGCTAATACAGAAGAGTACTGCGCCAGTGACCTATATAGAGTAAAGAACATCTTTGTAAGTAACACACTCGGCGAATACACACGACTTATGTTGGTTGAATGGTACGAAGGCGACAACGAACGATATCGCCGCGATGCTACAGCAACCTACCCAACTCATGCCATGGTATTTGGCATGAACAGGATCAAGCTTTGGCCAACGCCAGGCACTGCTATAACTGATGGTGTGATGATTGAGGGATACGCAACTCCAGGCGACACATGGACGTACGACGTAAACGGTAACCCATCGACTACACCAGCAGACCAGCAAGAATGTCCACTACCCTCTGTAGCTCATGACTCCGTCGTATACGGGGTTTTGTACAAGAAGGCGATGCAACAGCGCGACATGGATATGATGCCCTACTACAGGGACGAATACGAACGCCGTGTTGGTATGGTTGAAAGCTTTGCAAGCACGTATGCACGAAGGGCAACGTAATGGCACTTTCAATTAATACTCTTCGTCAAGAAACGTACAAGATCCTTAACGAAGCAAATAACAGTACAGTTGGACAGTTGCCTGACGGTGTTGGTGGAGACACTTCAACCAGTGACGTAAACGTCAAGCAATTTCTACTTGAGGGTATATCTGATCTTTGCCGTAGTTGTGTTTACTACGAAGTAAATGCAACGTACACGTTGACAAACGGAACTTCGCAAGTAGCGTTGGTTAGTCCAGCTACGATTACTCCAACCTCTTCCGAGTTGTGGTTTCCTACAGACGTCTTTATAGGCTCCACAAGGCTCACACACGCGAACGAACAGTCAATCAGGGCTAATGACCTGTCGTACAGGACAACCGTAGCTACAACGGCAGCAACTATTTTGTACTGGTACAGGACTGACAATTATCAGTTGAAGGCGTACCCAGGCAACAACACTGGTAGTTCACAGACGCTGATTGTTTATGGCGCTGGAATCCCTGCTCCGCCAAGTGCAGACAATGCTAATGAGATATCGTTCTTGCCGGACGATTTGTTACGGCAGGTTGTTCCACAATATGCAGCAATTAAACTTATTATGAAAAACGTTGATGACCAGTCAATGAGTGAACGTATGATGTGGCGTAATTGGTATGATGAACATCGAATGCGATTGTATATGCGCTTAGATCCAGCATTAAAAGCACCATTTGGCCCGTTCTCACTGCCTCCTGTAATAAGCGGTCAAAGTTAATCGTAAAGTAGGTTTATTATGCCAGTAGATAAAGGTTTCTCATCCGAAGACATGCAACAAGTTGTAGCAGGCGCACTTGGTGCAATCGCTGGCACTAATTGGAAAGACGTTAAAACGTTTGCACAAGGTGCTGTCAGGATTATTACGGGTACTGCATGCGCTACTTACCTGACACCAATAATTGCTCAACAACTGGCTATACATGATTTTAAGTACATGCTGGGTCTCAGTTTCCTTATGGGTACGCTGGGCATGAAGAGCGTACATAAACTTACAACGGTCTTAGATAGCATGGTCGCAAAGGTGAAGAGCCAATGAACTTTCAAAATTTCTACATGCTCCCTAATCCCGACGTGGCGGGTGATTACTTTGTATTTGGTGATATCTATGATAATGATGGTCTTTTACTAGGCACGTTTGGACCTAATGGCACTAGTGTTTTTGGATGGTGGGTCACGCAAGATGTTGCATTCCAGCAGAACTACAGCACACAGTTTGCGGTAATTATGGCGCAGGAAATCGTAGCAGGGACGGCTGAATAATGGCAACTTACTACGTTAGACCAGACGGGTCAAATGGTAATGCAGGGACTGGCCCAGCGACAAATCAGGCGTGGCAAACCATCGGTAAGATTTTCGCATCCGGGTCTGTTGTCACAGGCGGAGACATTGTCTACATTGCACCGGGGACATATACGGAAACCATCAGTGTGCTTGCAACTAGTCCAACATCTGAAGTGCAAATTATAGGCAATCCTACTGCCAGTCAGTTCTCCGGAGTAAATGCCGGAGTTGTGAAACTGTCCGCATACAATGCCACAGGAACAACGGTTGTTTATAACAACACGTACTTGATTACCGCTACGTCTAAAAACTACTATTCCTTTAGTAATCTGGTTTTTGAGACTGCTCACACGAGCATCGTTAGTGGTATAGAGTTTTATACTTCACGATACATAAAATTTACAAAATGTGTATTTCGCACTGAGAATGCTCCGGGAGTAAACGTTGGGGCACAAGTGCTTTTAACAGCATCGGCATCAACTGCAATCGATGCAACATTTGACCAGTGCTATTTCGGGGCAACTAGTGCATATGGAATTTATCTAAATGGGGCATCACAGTTAGCAGATACAACAGTCATCAAAGACTGTCATTTTGACAGTTGTCAATATGCTCTGTTACCTCATGCAGCCACAGCAACAATTTTAAACTGTACATTTGTTGGAGGCATAAATGGCATTTATCAATTTACTGGGTCTGCAAACGCATATGTGACAGTCAAAAACTGTTTATTCAAACGATGTACAACAGCCATCGTCGGGACATCAAGCGTAAGTGGTGTTCAAACTTATAATCGTTTTATAGGTTGTGGTACTACTGTAACGAACATTCCATCATCTGTTACCAGTTCTAGTGCTGGAGTTTTTGGTGTGGATACATTTGAGAGTCTACTTTTTGGACTCAATAACCTACAACCGGGGACAAGTTATGCAGACAGTCCAAATAAATCATTTGGTGACGCTACAGGCGCACCAGCCACCGACCTATACGGTGTAACTTGGACAGGCAGTAGCCCTGATGCAGGCTCTGGTACATACAGACCAGTCGGTGGGCTAGGTGCC